TCTTTATCGTCTTTAGCTTTATGGTAGTCACGAATCAAATCCTGATAAATTTCAGATTTTAATTCAGATTTTTGTTGTTGAAGAATAGACTCTATAGGTTCTATATCGTACATTTCTTCAACTCTGGTAATCCACTTGTAAACTGTTTTATCACTTACGCAATAATCAGCAGCAAGTTGAGAAGCTATCTTTGTTTTTTTTATATTGGAACGTAGCATTTCTGCAATAGCTTCAAATGCTTCATCTCTGGATTCTGTGATATTCATTCCTCATCCTCATCTTCACAAGTGATGTCAGCATAATGACAGTTCTCAGGTACATAATCACCTTCATAAGTTTGAATAGCCCAATCTTCATCAGGGTCATAATCAAAACCTGATCTATCAATAGCTTCATCTTCATCTTGAGCTTTTACTACATAATATGTAGCAGTACACATTCCCCAAAGGACTGTGTATGTTTTTTCTTTTGGTTCGTTCATTGGCATCTATCCTCAAACATTTGTTTAGCTAGTTGTTCCTGTTCTTCTACAGGTAAGAAAGGGAACTCCTCTTGTACTTGTTCCCAAATATTTTCGAGAAGTTCATCGTTTATAGGGTGGCTCATAATTACCAAGATGATTGATAATAGAAGCCATCGAAACATTTACCTGTTCCTGCCATTTTGTTCTGCCAATCCAAACAGGCTTGCATACGTTCCTTAGTGTATTTAAGGTCTTCAAAGTAATACTTATCGTATTCCTGAGAACCGAAGAAACAACCTGTTGTATTAGGCAAATTAGCTTCTGCCTTTGCTAATTTTCTTTTTGGATCGGGTTCAGATAAAATGTTGTCAATTTCTTCAACTAACTCTTTTATGTCTTCATCGCTAACGTAAGTACGCTCGCAATTATCATTACCATCCTGAACATTTTCAACAAACCAGTTGTGAATACAACTAACTTTTCTCCAATAGGCAATAGGAATATTGATTGAATAATAATTCCAGTTAGTTATTTCTATTGGAGCGTTTTCAAAGCCAATAGATTCAAGAGTTGTTTCAAAGTCAGGGTCAATTTCAGCATTTCTTCTATCGTCAAATTTTCTTTCAGTAAAAGCTCTTGTTGAAAAAGTTCCCTCAAAGTACATATCTAAACCCATTAGTTGTTACCTCCTAGTTTTTGTAAAAATTGAATAATGTCAGACATACTATTTCCAAGCATCTTGATACCTTCACCTAAATCTTTGTTAAGTGAGGATTGTTGCTTGTTTAATTCCTGTTGGCTCGTTGCATAGTTGTAATTAGCCTTCGCCATTTTTTCAACTGTAGTTTCAAGATTTGATAATTTCTTATCAAAGGCAGTTAAAGCTTGTAAGACTTTTTGAAAGTCCCTATCGTTTTGGTTCATAAGTTTTGGATAAGTGAACACTTCATAACAATATCATCATATTTGTGATATTGTCAATGCACTATGCTATGATGTTATCGTATCTTAATAAATTAAATGTCTTTAATTAAAACGTTTTTACTAGAAATTGAAAATCTAGGCTTC